GAGTTAGCTGACAAGCTGGAGATTAACTTGTCAGCTGAACCTAGCGATAAGGTAGTGCAACTAAAAGATCGCGGATAGCTTATCTACAGCAGCTGCATTGTCAGCGTCTGACTCTAACCAGTGACCGTATATGCCTTGTGTAACACGGATGTCGCTGTGACCCATATATGTTTTTACACGCCACAGATCGTCAGGGTACGCTTGGAGAAGCTTAGATGCATAGTAGTGTCTAAGCTCATGCCAAGTAATAGGTGCAACACCAGCGCGTCTACAAGCGTCCTTGATGCGCTTTAGATACTTCGCTGATGTAACTGGGTGATTAAACTCTGTGCCAAAGACAAGCGTGTCAGGATCGTTTGGTCTACCTTGCTGTATGTACAGCTCTTTGAGTTGTGCAAGTACATCGCGTGTTAGCGGTATTGTACGCAACCCGGAGTAAGTTTTAGGATCTTTAACATTAGTAGTTTTGTGTTCGATAGCGCGATCAACAACCACCTTGCCACCGTCTAGATCTACTTGCCCCCAAGTCATTGCGCGTTGCTCGCCCTGACGCACACCAGTAGTTGATGCAAACCTGGCAAAGAACTGCCATCGAGGACACAGCTGAGATATAATGCTGTTGATGACATCAGTTGCAATGCGCTGCGCTTTAGTCTCGCCAGCACTGCTTTGTATTTCACCTTTGCGCTTCACACCATCAAATGGATTAGTTTCTCTACAACCCTCAATGATAGCGTAGTTGATCATCATGCCTATTGAGCCACAAATGTTTGTGACAGTTTTGACTTTGCGACCAACTTTAAGCTGATCCATAATCTGGTGTGCGACCATACCCTTTGTAAGATTTGCAACACGCATGTCAGCAACGGACATACCATCGACAACGCAATCTAAAAAACACTCTACGTGTCTAACTTTTTCCTGGTGGTAACTTTTTGATTGCTCGCCAGCACGATATTCTTTTTCAACTTGTGCAATGTAATTTTTTCCAAGCTCGTAGAATGACCACTTCCAGGCATCACTAGATTTATTAGTGTCTGATGTTTCTTTCACAAGTGCATCGATAGCAGCTTGTGCTTGCTCACGTGTTTGATAAAATTGTTGTGATCCGTTCTGTAATTCAGATCGCGTATCGACACACCAAGAAGCCCAACCTTTTTTTGCTCTTGATGCGTATCTTTTAGGTGAAACTTGTAACATAATAATCTCCATATTCTTGTCGCTTTATATGAAGAATATATGATTTTATTGGCTAAATTACAAGCGTTACCCGCGACCCCCCCTAACCTTTTTGTGATGCAGCTTGTGATGCGAGCACCCCCAAAAGCGGTTAAGTTATTGATTTATATAGGAAAGTAGTGGCGCGGTTGACGGGGCTCGAACCTGACAAATAGCTGTTTACATTGCATTTTTCTACAGTTTTTGCGCCATCTTGCACCACTTCGCGCATAGGTGTGCATAGGCGTGTGTGATGGAATTGTGATGCTGCATCACAAATTACGAATCAAAATCAGGCTCTGGTCTAGGCTTTGGTTTAGGCATACTAGACACTCGATGTGTCTGTTCACACTTCATAAGTATCACACCATAACGCGCTTGCATAACGTCACGCAAATCTGTCTCCATAACAGCCACACAATCATCGTAACTTTCAAACATTATGATGTGTTGGTATGCGTTGTCTTGGATGCCGTAGGTCAGCCACAAGATCGTCCAGAACTTTATCATGTTTTCTTGTTAGCGTTTATGCGTGAGATCCGTTTGCCTTTGCGAACTGCATCAGCCTTTGAGCTCGCGCCCCAATCACGCAACGCCATAAGCAGAGGTGTCGGCTTGCCATCTTTTTTTTCTGCGCCAGCCATCTTACCCATTCTTTGTAAGAAGGCAGCTCGTCTACCACTGTTGCCAGATTTTTCTGGTGATCTTGCCATAGAAACTACGCTGTTTTCTTTTTAGGTTTCTTGGCAGTCTTTGCAGCATCTTTAAAATTTTGTGCTGTAGGCGCACCAGCAGATCCTACCTTACGCATCTTTTCGCCAGAACCAGCTGCAATGCGTTTGCGTTTTTTATGAATGTTTTCGTATAGACCTGGCATCAGGCGCTCCTTCCGTAGTTGCTCATTATGTTTTTCTTTTTAGTCGGCTTCTTTTTAAGCGCAGCAAAATCAGCACCAGTTATTTCATCCATTGGTGCAGCAGCTGATGCAATCTTCATTTGCTTTGGCGAAAGCTTTTTAGTCATTTTCATTCCCGGCATTACTTTCCCTTTCCGTAATTTGACATAATATTTTTTTTCTTAGGTTTACTGTGAGTAAGCACCTGACTGCTTTTAGAATGCTTGGCTCCAGTGTGCAGTGTACCGTCAGGCATTTTATGCGTTGCGCCTTTGTACAGTTTGCCGGACGGTAAATAGTGAGGTTTACCAGCTGCCATTAGTACCCACCCTTACCGTACCCTGACATGATTGTTTTCTTAGGCTTTGGTTTCTTTTTCATAGTCAGCTCCTTTATTGTAACCACTTGTAAATTTTCTTAGTTTCTTTTTCTCGATGCTTCAGACCGTTGTAACCACCGTTGATACGCTTAGTCAGACGCTTGATTGTGTCATCGTTTACGCCCTCGTCACAAATATCCCACAGCTTGTTACGCTTAAAAAACCAGATGGCACTTTCCATTGGATAGTCAGTTGCAACCAAGTCAGGGTTTGTCATTACATCTGGTAAGTTCATGTCAGCTGCAAACTGTGAATAGTTGTTCTTGCCAGTACACTGTAGGAAGCCCCTACCGCGCCATAAATAACCTTGCCCCTCGTTGCCCATACGATCCCCATAAACAACGTCAGCAAGCGCCTGAGGGTTTCTAGCGCAGCTCTCAGCATCACGCTCAGTCTTGAAGTATTTACCAAACACTTTCAGTATAGCTTCGGTTGAATAATTTAGGTTTTCTTGTGTGTACTTAAACGTGCCTGACTCATGTACAAGCTGACCTAAGAAGTGAGCGCCGCGCTCTGCATTGAGAACGTAATGATTAGTAATAGCTTTAGCAGTCATCGGCCCAAACGCACCATCAGGATTTGCCCCGATCTTTGTTTGCAACGCCTTCAGTGCATCACTCATTGTTCTTCTCCACTGGTTTCATTCCCCATTGCCGGGTGTAACCAAACTCCTCATAGGCAGCTGCCCATCTGTTTTCAGTAAAAGTTGCAAATGAAATGAGCTTGTCAGTATCTGCGTACAGCTGATCGACCCACTCTGTGTTGTCTGCTACTTGCTTTTCCAAGTGCTCTATTCTGTGTGCTTGTTTGCTTACCCACCACACGCCAGCAACAATCTGAGCCACCATAGCTATCACAAGCGCCAATGGTACTTTGAGATCGCTCATTTCTTAACTCCGTAATATTTGCTCACGGCTCGATTACCAAACCAGAAAGACATAATAGCTGCGAACAGCCCTTGTGTTTCTGGCGTCCACATCAATGGGATCGCATCTTGCCAGTTGCCACCCTCGTTTATGACCTTCATCATAACGACTACTTGAACGGCAACGAATAAACCAAAAAAAGCATAAGTAATAACAGGCCTGACACTACCTCGTAATGCGTTGACAAAGCCCCCAGCATCGATGGCATCATGTTTATATAATCCTTCGGTTTCTTTTATTTCTGCTTGCTTGTCGATGATGTTAAGCTTTAGCTCATTGCGCTTAGTCATCAAATCCATTTCAACTTGCATACGCTCTAAGTTGTGTTTGTGATCCTGGCTGGCTTTGAAATAGTTAAGCACCTCTGGCAGAAACGATGTGCCAAAGCCCAGCAGACTTCCTAACAATGTCATCATTGTTCAGTCTCCATTTGCATTGTTGATTTTTTATTGTCAGCTTTTGCGCTGTATGCATTGAAGCCCATAAAAGCGGCAACGACACCTGATGCGGCAATAACATACACACTTGCTATATCTGTAATAAGACTTGCAGCCTTGTCGAAACCAAGCACAGAAGCCAGTAAAATAATAAACGGATAGATCAACATTCCAGCTAATGCGAAACCAGTAAACCGTCTTTCTGCGTTTCTTTTCAGATCTCTATCGATCATTTCTAATCTACGATCTTCTAGAGCAAGCTTGTTCCATTCACTTGGCTCGATTACTCCGTTTCCGTTTGTGTCTGCTTTTTTGAATTCGTTCATTTATTCTCCTTGCAGTATGCAATGCTATGGAACGTTCACGAGTGATAACGATCACTTTGCCATCCTGGTCATACAAGATGAAACGACCTTTCCACTCACGTAAAATCAACGCTCTATTTTTATACACACCACTTTAGAATTTGCGTTTGTTACCAATACTTTGGCTTGCGCTTTTGAAGCTTTACATGCCTCTTCTGAGCTGTAACTGCCAACATGGAAATGATCGAACTGCCCAGACACCAGCTGGAGCCACAACAATACCCACATTACCAGCGACCCTGTTGCTTGCCCAAGAAATAAAAAAACAAAAAAAGCAAGCCGCCACTTATAACAAAAATTACAGCTCCGATTGCAAAATTAATGACAGCATCTACTTGAGCTTGCTTGCGGTATATCTCGTCTTTTCGTTGCTTACGCATTTGTGCCTCGATGGCGAGCACCTCATCCCATTTTTTCGGGCCGTAGTGCCAAGATATGTAATCTTTTAGCTCGCTCCTCATTCGAGCGAGTTCTTCTTTTTTTGACCATATAAGGATAGCTTGCTCTTCATCAGATCCCTTAAAAGTCTTTTGCCACATCGGTGGATTTTTTTGACGCTCCTCTAAGTGATTTAAATCTGCACATGCTTTTCCCCAGGTTGCCAAAGACTGACCCATGTCGCTTAGATCCTTGGCTGTATCTAGACCAGCACGCAAAGTTTTGTACGCGCCAGCAGCGAGCATTGTAATACTAACAGGATCCATGTGAGTGTGCCTTGGTGAACTAGCCTAAGAAGTTCATACGTAATAAGAGCAGTAAGCTTGCTCCAGTGATTGCGATTAGTATCATCTCTAAACGCTTAATCCTCTGCTGCAAGTCTTTTACTGTAAGCGTAATAGTAGTCTTAATTTCGACAACATCTTTCTCGACTTGATCGATACGCGAATGTGCTTGAGAAAGTGTACGTGTTCGTTTGTCCATGCTCTATCCTTACGGTGCTATAGGCCAGTCTTCGTCAGCGAGGTTCGGCCATTCATCTAGATCTGTAATGTTGCGGAGTTCGGATCTATAAACCGCCCACTGTGTTTTAACATCGTTAGCCAACGGACTGTCATT